CCAGTAGCCGTGAAGGTTGGATCGTAGCATTGAAGGTATTCGATGATGAGGTCTGGTCTCTGGTAAAATCTGGCCAACTTACGGCCTTTTCTATCGGCGGCAAAGCTAAACGGAAGGAAATCAATGACTAACATCTTGCTCGACTTGGAGTTGGACGAACTGTCGTTGGTAGACCGTCCTGCTAACCAAGCCGCAACAATCTGTCTTATTAAAAGGGACGAAAGCATGGAAGACATGGAAAAAGGGTACGACTCTTACCTCGATGAGCGTAAGGCGTACTACATGGACAAAGGTATGGGTGAAGACGAAGCCATGAAGAAGGCTAAGGACGAACTCGACAAGATGTCCGCTAAGGAAAAAGAAGAGCTTATGGCTCGCCTAGGCAAAGCTGATGAAGCTGAAGTATCCGAAGTAGAGCAGGGCGACCTGTTTCTGGCTGAGGTTGATGCTCTCAAAGCTGAAGTCTCCCGCCTCACGAAAGCACTTGAAGACAACGGCTACGTTGTTGCTGATGAGGAAGTAACGAAGGCTGAAGAGCCTGAGTACGTTGAATTTGACGGTGAGAAGGTTGTCAAGTCCGACATCCCTGCTCCTGTCCTCAAAGCTCTTGAAGAAGCAGAGATTGCTAAGCGTCATATTGAACTGAAGAAGCAAGCTGAAGAAATCCTGCCAAACTTCGATAACGAAATTGCGGCCTCCCTCTTGGCTCATGTAGCTAAAGACGACGCAATCGTAGAAGCCCTGAAGTCTGCTGATGCAGCCCTTGGTGCTTCGATGTCTGAGATCGGTGAAGCGTCGGTAGAAGCAGACATGCTTTCTTCCAGCGATAAGCTCGATGCTCTTGTTAAGTCCTACATGGACGAGAACAACCTTGCTAAGAAGGATCACGCTAAAGCATACGCTGCTGTAGCTAAGACCGACGAAGGCAAGGCACTTATTTCCAAGCTCTATAAAGGAGAGTAAAGATGGCGACGAATGCAGGCCGCTTTAATAACATTTCTGTAGAGGCAGCAAGTGCTGTCAATCAATTCGAGTTCGTAAAAATGACCTCGACGGGTGCTGCTCAGGCAGGTGACGGTGAACTGGCAATCGGTGTTGCCCTTACTTCCGTTGACCCTTCGGCTACCCCAGCCACCACCAACCTTTCCGTTCAAATTGACGGTATTGCTATGGTGCAAGCAGGTGAAGCTGTAGCTAAAGGCGCATTGGTTGGTTCTGATGCCAATGGCTACGCTACTGATGCTTTCACCACTGGCGACTACCAAGTTGGTGTAGCACTGGATGCAGCTTCGGGTGCGAATGAAATCATTCGTGTTCTGCTCAAGCCAGTAGCTAACCAGTCGGCGTAACTGAAGGAATAGGAGAGAACTAATGCCTTTGTTGACCCCATCTAGTGTGCATATTGACCAGCCGCTCACCAATCTGACGCTGGCTTACGCACAGTCCCAAGAGAACTTTATTGCTGATAAAGTCTTCCCAACCGTAGGTGTAGACAAGCAGTCTGACAAATACTACATCTACGACCGTGCAGGTATGAACCGCACTGGTGACGTGAAGCAACTCGCTCCACGCACTGAAGTAGAGCGTATTGGCATGACCCTTTCCAGCGACAGCTACTTTGCTGACGTGTACGGTTTGGGCATGGACTTCGATGAGCAGACCCTTGCTAACGAAGATGCTGCTCTGGACATTCGCTCTGCTGGCGCTCAAACGCTTGCTATGCGTATGATGATCCACCGTGAGAAGCAGTTTGCTTCTACGTTCTTTGCTGACGTTTGGAGCAACAAGTACACTGGTGTAAACGCTAGCCCAACTTCCGGTCAGGTTCTTCAGTGGGACGACGCATCCGCTACGCCTATCATTGACGTAACGAACGCATCTCGTACTATGCAGCTTGCTTCTGGTGGCTTCCGTCCAAACACGATGGTTGTTGGCCGTGAAGTATACGACCAGCTTGTAAACCACCCAACCATTCTCGCTCGTTTGAATGGTGGTGCTACGGTGCAGAACACCGCTCTTGTAACCAAGGCGAAGCTGGCAGAAATCTTTGAGGTAGAAAACTTCTACGTCATGGAAGCTGTCCAGAACGACACCAACGAAGGTGGCACCGAAACTAACACCTTTATCGGTGGTAAGTCTGCTCTTCTGACGCATACCCCATCGTCTGCTGGTCTGATGACTCCTGCGGCTGGTCTGACCTTCGCATGGAACAACATTCCGGGTGTAAACAACCTTGGTATCTCTGTTGAGTCCTTCTCTGACGACGCTCTGAAGCGTCAGCAGATTGCTGAGATGATTCAGGTGAAGATGTCCTACGACATGAAGGTTGTGGGCGCTGATCTTGGCTTCTTCTTTGAGACCATCGTAGCATAAGGTAATGGAGTATGACACCCGACTACTCTCTGTTACCTTTTCAACTTAGCTGGGTCCAACTCGTTAGACAAGAGTTTAAGGGGTATGGAACCGAATGGAAGCGAGGGGATGTCTTTGACTGGCAACAGCGAGGCATCCCTTGGCAAGACGTTATGTCTCTATTCAACCGGGGTCTCCTCCGACAGGAGGCTCCGACTGAAGACAACCAGAAGAAGGTTGTTGGAGACGGTCTCGATGAGCTTGGCCCCGAAGAGCTTAAGGTCATTGTAGACAACATCAACGCTAAGGTCAAGCTCAACACGAAGACCGAGCGTGAATACAACACGAAGAAGTGCAAGGCTTCTACGATCACGAAGAAACAACGTGGTCATATTCGTACTTGGCGTAATAGCCCTTGGTCAGATTGGGAGCAAGCATAATGTCAGACTTTACCTACGATATTGACGATCTTGGCACTACCACTGCATCTGGTCGTCGGAACGCTGTTCGCTTTCTCGTAGGTGATACTGACGTTCTGGATATACAGGCTAAAGATGAAGAAATTGCTTTTGCTCTTGCTCAGTCCAGTGATAATGTCTATGAGGCTGCTGCTTTTGTTTGCAGAACTATTGCAGCTAAGTATTCTCGTCGTGTTGACACTGATCTTGATGGCGCTCTTAGCGCTAGTTACTCTGATCTTCACTCCCATTATTTGGCCCTTGCGGAAACTCTTGAGAGTCAAGCCAAAAAGCAATCGGGCCTCGGCGTTAAAGCCGGAGGGATTAGTGAGGCAGCTATCTCTGTGGTAAGGCAAGACACGGATCGTGTTACCCCCTCCTTCCGCAGGGATCGTTTCCGCAATCCACCTAATTATGATGGTTCTGCGGAATACGAGTGAGGAATAGTCCATGTCGTTTAATGCAAGTGACCTCTTAAAGCTGGTCCAAGACTTTGGCGAAACTCTTACACTCCGCAAAGTCACCACGGGAGGCACTTACGATGCTTCCACTGGTACTATTAGTGGAAGTGCGACTACGGACTATTCCTTTACTGGATACTTCTATAACCTAGCAGAGGGTACATCTGACCTCAGTCAGACTAGGAAGGGCAGACGAGCCTGTGTCATTCCCGCCAAAGGTTTTGCCGTTGTCCCAGACGACGAAGACCAGATTTTAGGGAATGGAGATACGGTGAATATTACCACCGTCCGTACCATCTATAGCAATGGTCAGGCCGTCTGTTACCTCTGCGAGGTGTTTGACTGATGGCAACACCACTACAAGACCCCGTTGGTGCAAGAATTAGCCCTAGCTTACAGCGCAAGCTCGACCTCATCAATGAGACCATAGACGAGGCTGTAGAGTTTAAGCTGACAGATATTGCACAGGACATTGTTCGCCTGTCACCAGTAGATACAGGTGCCTTTGTCAACTCTTGGTCGTTCAAGGATAATCCTTCGATTGGTCGTCGCAAGTCCTCCGCTAGAAAGCCACGACAGCAAGACAATGCCAGAGAGAGTGGCAAGGCTTTGAACAACCTTGCTAACGACATTAAGCTGGCTTTTGGCGAGGGAAGCACTGGCGGTCCTCGGGGTGATCTTGAAGTCACTGCGGGAACATACTACTTTACCAATGGCGCTCCACACGCCAAAAAGGTAGAGCTAAGATATGGCATAAACGCACAGATCAGGAATATTCATGGCTAGTATCTACCGAGATATTCGAGCAGCCCTAGAGACAAAACTAGCCGCTGTGTCTGGCATTCCAGATATTTCCTACGAGAACGTCTCCTACGACCGTACCAACGGCACTTCGTATGTTGAGACAGGTTTTCTCCCCACACTCCGTAGACCCGCTGTACGGGGCCTCAGTCCCCAGCAACGCTATGATGGCGTTTTTCGTATTGTCTGCTACACACCAGAAGGCAAAGGCCCCGGTGCAGCAGATGAGCTTGCTGACAAAGTGCTTAATGCTTTTGAAGCGACTACAGATGTCTCCTACACCAACAGTGATGAAGAGACGTTTGTTGTGTCTATCGACTATGCCGAACGAGAAGGTGGCGGGTTAGACACTCCGTTTTATTATGTCCCGGTGAACATCGGGTTCTACATTTATAACTAAGGAGGAAGCAAATGGCTTTCGCACAAGGTTCTCGTTCACAGCTTGCTCTTGGCGCTCAAAGTGCTTTTGGCACAGCAGTTACGGTAGACACCAATCTCCCCTTTACTAGCCACTCTCTGAACCTGTCTAAGGACCGTGTACAGGGTAACGACATTCAGCCAGACCGTATGGATCGAGTTGACCGCCACGGCAACAAGACGGTAGCTGGTGACATCACTGTAGACCTTCGTAACGGCACTTACGACTCTTTGATCCAGTCTGCCCTGATGACCAGCGATTTGCTGTCAAGCGGTGCTAGTATTGGCACTACGCCTTCTTACTTCACTATTGAAGACCAGTTTAAGGACATCAACAAAGCTCGTAAGTTTACGGGCATGACTGTTTCTACTATGGGGGTGTCTATTGCACCTAATCAAATGGTAACTGCTACCTTTGGCATGGTAGGCAAAGACATGTCTCTTGAGAACTCTGCTACTGCCGTAACTGTTGACGACTCGGAGCCAGTCCCTTATGATTCCTACAGTGGCACCATCTCTGTTGGTGGCTCTGCTGTTTCCATCGTGACCAGCCTTGATTTTACGTTGACCAACTCTTTTGCTCCTACCTTTGTCGTAGGCAGCGATTCTGCCCCACAGCTTGAGTTTGGTAAGGCAGTTCTGGAAGGCACTTTGACCGCCTACGTTGAGGACTTGAACACACTTGAAGACCTGTTTGTTAGCGAAACAGAGAGTTCTATTTCCGCACAGGTTGGTGATGGCACTAACACCATGACATTCCTTATCCCACGGGTTAAGTTTAATTCTGGCGACATTCCGGTAGACGGCCCCAACTCCCGTATTATTAACCTTTCCTTTGTAGGTCTCTATGAGAGCGTAACTGATAATACCCTCTTTAAGATCACTACGACATAAGAATCCCTTGGCCGAGGGGAGAGAGGTGAGCTTGTCGGGTGGCTCCCTCTCTCATTCATTTTCTCACCCGACCCATAAAGGAACCCGACAATGGACTTGAAGAATCTAACCCCGACTTCCGACACAATTGAAGTTATTCTGGTACATCCAAACACTCTTGAGCCTCTGATGAACGAAGGCAACAAGAAGAGTGAAATGAGTATTACTCTCTATGCACCACACTCCCCCGAGTACAAGAAGCTGGTGCATGAGCAGACGGACAAGCGACTTGCCTCTATGCAAAAGAGCAAGAAAATCCAAATCTCCGCTGCTGACCTAGAGAAGTCGTCCATCGACATTCTTGCCAAGGCTACAAAAGAGTGGGACATCACCTATGATGGTGAAAGCCCTAAGCTGACTGTACCGAAGGCACGGGAAATCTACACAGAGTATTTCTGGATTAAAGACCAGCTTGAAGAGGCGATTAACGACACTCTGGATTTTACGCAAGCCTAATTGACGAACTGGTCGAGTATGCTGAGTGGAGCTTCGACCTATTTAAGAGTCAAGACGGCGCAACAAAACTAGAACATTTAGAGCAAGTAGAAAGGCAGACAGGACGTACTCCAAAGGAATTAGAAGGCCCCGACTTCCCCATTTCCCTAGAGTATCTCTGGTCTGCCTTTTTCTCTTTATCGTCTGCAAGGACATCAGGCTTCAGTGGCCCTAACCCGATAACATACCAAGAAATTAAAGCATGGAAGGAACTAACTCAGACGCCCCTATCTGCCAGAGACGTAGAAGCAGTAAAGCGCCTTGACTTAGTTTACATGAGGGTTATGAATGGCTGACGTAAAAATTGTCATTGACACCACAGATGTCAAGAAGGCCAACGCCGAAACAAAAGAGCTTAAAAGGACTTACACTGCGCTAGATAAGGCTATGAAGCCTCTTATAGCTAAGGAGAAGGCTTTTGCTCAAACGGTAAGAGCCATAAACGATGCAATGCGCCTTGGCCTAAAGACTAACAAAGAGGCCATTGCGGACATACAAAAGCTGGGCAAGGCATATGGCTACACAGAAGCTCAGATTGATCGGGTAACAGCGTCTATGACTGGTGTTCGTAAGAACACTAATCGTATGAATGCTACCATCCAGAATGCGGGTTATCAGTTTGGTGACTTCTTCGTACAGGTTCAGTCTGGTCAGAACATACTTGTTGCTTTCTCACAGCAGGGCGCTCAGTTGGCTGGTCTCCTACCGGGTCTTGCTGGTGCTGTAACTGGTGTAGGCTTGGTTGTTGGCTCGATGCTGGCAAGAGCTTTGATGGAAGGTACAGACCTTTTTAAGTCTTTTGCTTCCGCTTCAGAAGAAGCTAAAAATGCAATAGACGATTTAGTGACTTCAACCAGCACTTTCTCAAAGGCTTTGGAAGGTGATCTGGGGCAAGGGGCAAAAAAGTTTGCAGAAGTGATTCTTCAGCAAAAATTAAAGGCGGCGGCAAGAGAGACGAAAGAAGAGTTAGAAGAGCTTAGGAAGTCTTTGCAAATTCTTTCTACCGACAGGAGTGGGTTTCAGATAGCCGACCCTACAGGCATTTCAAGCCTCTTGGAAACTAATAGGGCATTAAGGATAGTATTAAATGGCAACTTTGAAGCCAGTAAACAAGTCGTAGCTCTTATAGATGAGATTAACCAGCCACTCGATCTTACTTCTTTTGAGCAGTTAAACAAGAGACTTGAAGACATTGTAACACTTACTGAGAACTATGGTGAGCTTTTAAGCACCACTCAGTTAGACGCTTTACAGGCTTCTCACGAAGCAATTTTGTCCAGAATACAGCAAATTGTTTCGGAGCAAGAGGCCAGTAATGATGAGGCTGATAAGATGACTGAGGAGTTAGAGAGGCAGAAGGCTATCCTTCAGTCTATTAACTCTCTTGAGCGTCAGCGTCTCAGCATTGGTGAAGGGCTAGACAAAGCATTTACCCGCTCGACCCTTGTATTAAAGGGAATGGAAGAGGGCCTAAGTAAGGGTATTGCAAGTCAAATCGCCTCTGTACAAATGCAGATAGATGCCGAGCGACAATCTCTTCAAGACCTTGCTAAAGCGGAGCAACAAGCTGCTGAGGCTGGTGTAGAAGGTTTCTTGCGGTCAGTTCAGCCGGGAGATGTTGAAGCTCAGTATCAAAAAAGAATCGAGCAGCTTAAGGCCCTCAAAGAAGAGTTACTTGTGCAAGAGGCAATGTCTCGTTCGTCTTTTGGCGGCAGTGGTGGTGGTTCTCAAATGGATGCCCATCTTAGAGAACGTGAAAGGTTCTTAAAGAACATTGACGACACTCTTGCGAGCTATCAGAAACAAATCAGCTTTGAAACCAGTCTGATTGGTCTCTCTAAAGAGGAGGCCGAACTTACAAAGTTTATCTACGATCTTGAGAATAAGTTAGGAGCTACTCGTTCTCAGCTTAACGAAGAGCAACAGGCTCAGTATGACTATATACTTGCGGCCAAAGAAAAAGAGATTGAGCTTACCAAGCAACAGCAGATCGAAGAAGAGAAGCTGGCCAAGGCTAAAGAGAAGGTAGAGGCTGTAGCAAGTACTCTTGCCAGTGAGACTGTAGGGGCGCTCAAGAGCATTGTAAACGGCACCAAGACCGCTGCTGAAGCCTTCCGAGACATGGCGCTGAACATCATTCAGCAAATCATGGACATCCTTATCTGGCAACCGCTGATTGAAAGCCTGACCAACTCTATCTCCGGTGCTATCTCTGGCTCTGCCACGGGCGGCGGAACAATGGGCGGAATTATCGGTTCGATCTTCGGGTTCCAGAAAGGTGGGGCATTTAGTGCAGGTAACGTAGTTCCATTTGCATACGGCGGCGTAGTCAACTCTCCGACGATGTTTGGTATGTCCGGTGGTCGCACTGGTCTCATGGGTGAGGCTGGTCCAGAGGCTATCATGCCCCTGAAGCGAGGCTCTGATGGTAAGCTGGGTGTAGAAGGCGGTGGCAACGTAACAGTACACCAAACCTTCAACTTTGCTGCTAACGGTGACGAGTCTGTTAAGAAGATTATTGCCGAAGCTGCACCTAAGATTGCAAAGATGACTGAGGCACAGATTATTAATTCCCGTCAACGAGGCGGACAGATGCGAAGGGCCTTTAGCTAATGGCTATTACCTACCCTCTATCCCTTCCCACTACAATCGGTATCGGTGAGATTGAGCTACGAGCTAACAACGTAATTGGTGTAAGCCAGTCTCCCTTTACCTTTGCACAACAGGTAGTTCAGCATCAGGGTCAGCGTTGGGAAGCCTCCGTAAGCATTCCTCCTGTACGCAAAGACCTTGCTGAAGAGTGGATAGCCTTCCTTATTTCCCTCAAGGGGCCTGTCGGCACTTTCTATCTGGGAGACCCTAACATGGCCACCCCAAGGGGGACTATTTCCGCTGGTGCATTGGTTACTTTAGCCTCTGCTGCCTCTGCTGGAGATGAGACTGTGGCCCTGACAAAGAGTGGCGGCCCAGAGAAGAGCAACGTACTTCTTCCCGGTGACTACATCCAGATCGGGACAGACTCTAGCAGAACCCTGCACAAGGTTCTTAACACTGTAAACTGGGACCTTAATGGTGCTGGCACTGCTGACATCTGGCCTCATATTCGAGGCACTGTGTCCTCTGGCACTTCCGTAGTTCATCAGTCTACTACAGGAAAGTTCAGGCTGACATCTGGCTTGACTTCTTGGTCCATTAATAATGCCAGCACTTATGGCATTTCATTTGATGCTGTTGAGGTAATATAATGGCTAACATTAATCATAAACGTGGTGATACCTTCCAGCTAGACTTCACACTTGAAGCAAACGATGTAGCTGTAGACATCACCAACTTCGATATTCGAGCGCAAGCTAGGGATGCTGCTGGCACTCTTATCCTTGAGTGGAATGGTACTAATGGCAGTCTGGTAAAGACCAATGCCACAGGTGGCTTGTTTAATCTCAAGAGTGAGGCTACATACTCCCCCACTCCTACAGATAATCGGTTGGCAACAGAGTCTTGGCCTCTTGGCGTGTTGAACGTAGACGTAGAGTTTACTGATACCTCTGCTACACCAGACTCGGTAAGCTCTTCTGAGACTTTTACCATCACTGTTCTTGAAGACGTTACGAGGGACGAAGAATAATGGCTAAGTTTGACCTTACAGCTACAGTCAATACGTCTCTTGCAGGAACCACTCTAGCAGGTGAGCAAGGCTTTACGGTAGGCGTTCTCAATGGTGTGGGTGCTACAGGCCCTGCTGGTCCTACAGGCGATCAAGGGCCTCAAGGTGTCCAAGGCGAGCAAGGCATTCAGGGTATTCAAGGTATCCAAGGCCCTCCCGGTGAGGACGGACTAGACGGTGCTGATGGTGCTGATGGTGGCCGTAATATCCCTCAGAACACAGACACAGGCACAGTCACTCTTGACATTGATGATGCTGGCGACCATATTTCCATCTCTAGCCCCACTGGTACTGGCGTTACTGTCCCCGCTAACGTATTCTCTGTCGGGGATGTAGTGACAATCTACAACAACTCTACCAGTGACCTTACTATCACAAGCGGGACTAACATAACCCTTCGTCAGGCTGGCACTGCTAACACTGGTGATCGTACTCTGGCTCAGTATGGGGTCTGTAGTGTTATGTGTGTAGAAGATGTAACTGATGCTGACGTGTTCGTTATTGCTGGTGCAGGACTTAGCTAATGGCTCTGGCTCAAGCACTGTTTATGGACTATAAGAGCGGTCAGGCTTACAGCCCACTGCTAAGAACTACGGTTCACGAAAATCAGACCCTCAATAATTACCCTGTTACTCGTTTTATGGGGTGGAAGTCTGATGGCTCAAAGTGGTATAATTTGAGCGCAGGCTCCAATCCCACAACTGTAACGGAGTTCAGTCCAACAACTAATTGGGACTTAAACTCGGCCAGTACCACTCCTACAACGGTTTTGACTCATTCTTCTGGCAATTCGGTCCTAACTAGTGGCACACTTAACTCGGATGGCACGATCTTTGTGGGTCTGGACGACGGCAGAAGACTTTATGTCTACAACTTAAGCACTGCTTATGACTTTTCTACTGCATCTCTTACCCAAGCTGGTACGGACGACTTAGATACGTTTTATACCTCCTCAAATATTGGGTATTTGCGTGGCTTGTCTTCGGGAAAACTGTGGGTTGGTTACACTGGTTCTCAGGTAATAAGGCAGTTTTCCTTTAACGAGAGTACGGGCCGAGTGACAGCAGATGATGGTGGGCCTACTATACCTGTAGGAGTAACTGTTGCTCTAAGTTTTGGAATTGGCGCATATAATGAAAAATGGCTCGTCATTAGGAGAAGTTCGGGGAACTTCTTTTACGCAATTCCAAGAGACTCTAGCGGAAGTATTGTTGGGCAAACTTTGGTTGAAGAGACTGAGACTTTTAGTGTGCCTTACCGAGCCCCTGCTTTCACAGGAACAAGCGGAGAGTTCTTAGAGTTTTACCGCTTTGGCTCTTCAGATCAAAGGGCTAGATACGCTTTGTCTTTGGCATAGTATATACAGGATAAACAGATGACGACTATCACTCACAAGAAGGGTGACACTTTGGAGCTTACCTTCCAACTTAAGAGGGATGGTACGGCTGTGGACATCACCAACTACACAATCACCAGTCAGTTGAGAGACTCTACGGACACTCTCCTGACTACAGACAATTTCAACGGCAGTCTTACCTACACCCTGATTGACCCTAATGCTGGTCAGTTCCAGCTTAGTGCATCCTCCACTGCTACAGCAGAGTGGGACACTCGTAAGTATGACTGTGATGTACAGCTTATTGATGGCGACAACGAGACCAGTTCTTCTGAGACGTTCAAGATTAATGTAATCAAAGATATTACGAGGGTCTAATGGCTAAATACGAACTATCCCTCACTGTAGAAAATGCCAACCTAGAGGTTACGCCAGAGGGTCCAGTTACCCTGTCTGTGCTTGAGCTTGTCGGTCCAAGGGGTGAGACTGGTCCGACTGGACCTCAAGGCGCTCCCGGTACGACTGACTTTACGGACCTTGAGAACCTTGATGGTGCTGATACGGCTACTGCTGGGCAACTCTTGCAAGCCGATGGTGATGGCACTTTTAGTTTTACCTCTGTGTCAGGTGTATCTGACGACCTTGACGATGTAACCTCCCGTGGCGGCACCACTACTAACGACATTTCTGTAGGCGCTCTTACAGCGACTTCCCTGAACACTCACACCATCCCTACTGGCACTGGCACTCTTGCCAAGACCTCTGACATCCCTACGAACAACAATCAGCTTACTAACGGCGCTGGTTATATCACTGACTATACCGTCACTGAGGCCGATGTAACCACTCATCAGGCCGCTTTAAGTATCACCGAAAGCCAGATTTCTGATCTTGGTAGCTACCTGACTGCGGAGTCTGACACTCTTGATAGTGTAACTGATCGAGGTAGCAGCACCACCAACGGTGTTACTGTAGGCTCTCTGAACACCCACACTATTCCCGGTGGCACTGGCACTCTTGCTCTGACTTCAGATGTTCCCACGAATAACAACCAACTCACCAACGGCGCTGGTTACATTACTGACTATACTGTAACCGAAGGCGACGTAACTGCACACCAAGCAGCTCTGTCTATTACTGAGAGCCAGATTAGTGACTTTGGTACTTATGCCACTTTGGTTGGCGGGACTGTTCCTGCAAGCCAACTTCCTAGCTATGTAGACGATGTTGAAGAGTACACCAACTACGCCAGCTTCCCCGCTTCTGGCGAGACTGGCAAGATTTATGTAGACCTTGCTACAGGCGACATCTACCGCTGGTCGGGTTCTGCCTATGTCCAGATTAACGACGCTGTATCCTCTGCTGACCAAGCCACTCGGCTTGCCACGGCTCGTACTATTTCCCTTGGTGGGGATGTTTCAGGCTCTACGTCCTTTGACGGTTCAGCAGATGTCACGATTACTGCCACTGTAGCAGATGACAGCCATAACCACGTTATCAGCAACGTAGATGGTCTTCAGACGGCTCTGGATGGTAAGCTGGCTACTACGGCCACAACTGATGATGTTTCTGAGGGCAGCACTAATCTCTACTACACCGATGCCAGAGCTACCTCTAACTTTAACACCAACTTGGCTTCAAGTGACACTGATAACCTTTCTGAAGGTACTACGAACCTCTACTACACTGATACCAGAGCTAGGGGTGCAATCACCCTCACGTCCAGCAACACCAACGAACTGAGCTACAACGGAAGCACTGGTGAATTTAGCTACACTAGCCCTAGCACAGTAAGTCAGAGTACAGCAGTTACCCTTGATGTTCGCAACACAACTGGCAGCACGATTGCCAAAGGTGTACCTGTCTATATCGCTGGTCATAGTGGTAACAAGGTTCTTGTAGCTCCTGCCGACGCTAATGACCCTAGTAAGATGCCAGCTATCGGCTTGGCTAGTAGTGCTATCAATAACAACTCTGATGGTACTGTTACTAGCTTTGGTCTTGTAGCCGCAATCGACACAAGTTCGTTCTCTGTGGGCGACACTCTCTATATTGATACCACACCGGGCGGAACCAGCTTTGGTGGCCTGACTAGCTCTGCTCCTACGGGCGAAACCTCCGCCATTCAGAATATTGGTAAGATAGCACGGTCTGACAATGAACAAGGGGAGATTATAGTTAGCGGCCCCGGTCGCTCGAATGCTACCCCTAACCTTGCTACTGGCAACATCTTCATTGGTGACGGCAACCAAGCTGTTACTAGCTCGCTGAACACTGAAGTCAGCAGCATTGTAGACAAGACCTTTGTTGACGCTCTGAATGTAGACGCAGACACTTTGGATGGCAACGATAGTGCTTACTATCTGAATGCCTCCAACATTAGCACTGGCACTCTGGCATCTGCTAGGCTTCCTGACCTTGCAGTGTCCGACTTTGCTGCCGCTGCCATTGTAACTGAGGCTGAAGGTTTAAACAGCAGTGATAATGATACCAGCATCCCAACAACCGCTGCTGTAAAAGACTATGTAGATGGCACCGGGTCTGTAGCTAACGACGCTACCATCACGATTGCCGCTGGTACGGGTCTCTCTAATGGTGGTGACTTTACCACTAACCAAGGCACTGCTGATACTATCACCATTAACCACAGTAACAGCGTCACTGCTGGCACGGTTAGTGAAGGTGGAGCGGCCCGTACACTTTCTTATGGCGGGGACTTTAATGTTCCCTCGGTGACCTATGATGCTCAAGGCCATATCACGGGTACTACTACTACTACTCTGACACTTCCGGCCAGTGACAACACTGATACTTTGGCTAACGACGCTACCATCACGATTAGTGCAGGAACAGGCCTCTCCGATGGCGGCACTTTCACCACTGACCAAGGCAGTAACGGGACTATCACCCTGAACCACACCAACAGTGTGACAGGAGCAACGGTATCAGAAGGTGGAGTTACCAGAACACTTTCTTATGGTGACACATTCAGCGTACCGACCTTTACGTTTGACAACCAAGGACATATCTCTGGCACTGGAACTGCGGTAACTCTTACGCTTCCAGCTAGTGACAATACCGACACTACTTACAGTGCTGGTGATGGACTTGACCTTAATGGCACCACTTTCAGTCATACGGACACTTCCACAGCCACGTCGCTAACCACTTTGTCTGGCGCTTCTGTAGTAAGTGACATTGACGTAGATACCTATGGCCATGTTACTGCAATGGCTACTCGTTCTCTGACCCTTGCAGACTTAGGTTATACTGGCTCAACCAGTGCAGATAACTACGCCTCTTGGATAGTCAGTGACGGTACAAACTCTGAAGCCATTGCTTCAGGCAACACCTTAACCTTTGCTGACAGTGGAGCATCTAGTGTTTCCTATGACACTTCTACAAACACCCTCACTGTTAGCAGCACAGATACGAACACGACCTATAGTGCTGGTACGGGCTTAGGGCTTTCTGGAACTGAGTTTAGCTTAGACTTCTCTGAACTCACGGATATGACTGGTGCTATCTCTGGCACTACCGAGTTTATTCTCCAAGACAGCGGAACAGAGTCCCGTAAGGCAGCTAGTGAGATTAGTCTTTCGGCCTTTGACAATAGCACCTCTGGCTTTACCACTAACACTGGTACTGTAACGAATGTGTCTGGTGGGAATGGTCTCACGGGTTCCGTAACAAGCTCCGGCTCTCTGAATGTTGGCGCTGGCAACTACATTGTAGTTAATGCCGACGACATTGCTGTAGATGCTACCCCAGCCGCTACCGGAGGTAAGGTAGTTGCCCGAGATTCTAACGGCGACTTCCAAGCACGAAACTTGACTCTTAGTGGCGATCTTACGGTTAATGGCTCGACCACCACACTAGATACGACAAACCTTACTGTTGAAGATCGGCTCATTGAGCTTGCCACTGGTACTACTGGTACGCCTTCTAATGACTCTGGTATTGTTATTGAACGTGGTAGCTCTGACAACGCTTTTATCGGATTTGACGAGTCTGAAGGCCGCTTTACTGTAGGTACAGGCACCTTTACCGGAAGCTCTACAGGAGACTTGGTAATAACGACCGGGACTCTTGCGGCAGACCTTGTAGGTGATGTTACGGGTACGGTTAGTGATGTATCAAACCACAATAGTGATGACATCACTGAGGGCTCTACTAATCTTTATACCACTGCCGCTAGGACCAGAGGCCACTTTACTTATGGCACTGGTATTACTCACGATGGCTCTGGTGGTCTTTCTGTAACTCAGGCTGATATTAATACTGACAATGTGACCGAAGGTTCTAGCAATCTCTTCACTACCGCTGCTAGGACCAGAGGTCACTTCACCTACGGTACGGGTATTGCTCACAATGCTGGAGAGCTTTCTCTGGACTTCTCTGAGCTTACGGATAAGACCACAGATATTGCTGGTACTACCGAATTTATCCTTCAGGATAGCGGCACAGAGTCTCGTAAAGCAGCTAATGAAATTAAGCTATCTGCTTTTAACAATGATGCGGGCTTTACCTCTAATGTAGGCGACATCACTGGTGTAACTGCTGGTACTGGCCTTAGCGGTGGTGGCGACAGCGGTTCTGTAACTCTCAATCTCGACTTCTCTGAGCTTACGGATATGACCGGAAATATTTCCGGCACCACTGAGTTTATCCTTCAGAATGGCACCACAGAGTCTCGTAAAGCAGCTAATGAAATCACGCTTTCCACTTTTGACAACGACTCTGGCTTTACTACCAACACTGGTACTGTAACTCAAGTCTCAGGTGGCTCTGGCCTTTCGGGGACTGTTACCTCTTCTGGTAGCCTTGCAGTAGACCTTTCTGACACAGCTATCTTTTCTGATGCGGGTGTATCCAGCCGTGCGGTAAAAACTGACGCTAACGGGGAAATCCAAGACGGCAAAGGTGACGTGCGTGACATACCGAGTAGTTCTACCACTGGAACTTTGGTAGCTGCTGATGCTGGTAAGTTTGTCCCTATAACAGCCAATATTGCTATCCCTGCATCAAATACCTTTAGTGTAGGCGAGGCAGTGACCATCTACAACAACTCCACTTCTGATAAGGACATCACTTCGGCTGTAGGTGTGACTGCTTATCTAGCGGGTACTGCTACCACCGGAACTCGGACGCTGGCACAACGAGGTCTTGCTACCTTGCTTTGTGTAGGGACCGATACCTTCGTAATCTCTGGTGTAGGGCTGACATAATGGTAATGATGCAAACCCTGATTGGGTCTTATGCTGCCGCTGCGGCTGGTGCAACGACTCTCTTAGCGACCGGGACTACGACAGATACCAGCTTTCAGCTTTCAGGGGACAGCTACAATTACCCCTTTAGTGTTTCTTCGGGCGACTCCGTAGTGATTGCATTTGCTGCCCGAGTAAATGGTGCATTTGGCTCTGCAAGAGGGCCTTCAACCTATACCGTCACAGACTCTGCGGGAAACACTTGGACCCAGTTAGCCAGCATCAACCAAAGCAACGGCTTAACACAATCCGCAATTTTTAAATGCGATTTAACTGCCTCTGTTACCACCTCAAGTACGATTACTATATCCTCTACTGGAACGGATAATGCCGAGGAACTGGGGCTGGGATGGTTCCACTTTGGCACGGGGACAGTCTCAGACATTGATACAACTACGTCGCAACCTGCTCCAAGTGGTACGCTATCTGAGACTGTCGCCATGGGAGGTTCGACAGGCACTGCGATCCATGTCATAAGCACCGGACTCACCTCTCCCCCTACAAACGTCAACAGTTCCACGGGGTTCACCAAACTGTTGGAGTTCACGAACTCCCAGTCGAGCACTTACATTTACTACAAAGAGAATGTCACGGGTAATGTAACTAATACGTTGGCTATACCGGGCGGTGCTTGGTCTTCAACGATGACTGGTGTTGCCTAAAACTTTCTATAAGGAGAATATTATGTTAGATCAAAAGAAATGGTTCATGTCCAAGACTGTATGGGGGGTACTGCTTATGCTTGCCTCTTCTACCTTGGCAACCTTTGGCATCAACCTTGATGCAGCTTCTCAGGCACAGATCGCAGAACTTATCATGCAGGCTATCACTGTAGGTGGTGGTGCATTGGCTGTCTACGGTCGAGTTACTGCTAAGACGGAACTCAAATGAGCAGGTCTCTAAACTCGACAATCACTACGGCATTGGCGGCTGATGTTATTCAGCCGTTCTTTGCTATAGACCTGTTGTTTGACAGTCCTACCCCCGGCCCTGTGTATCTGTGGAATGGGGTAGGCACTCGTACCATCAACAGTAAAGACTACGCTGGTGCAGGAGAGTTTCTACAGATTGAGCCTATCGAAGAAACCTCGGATATTTCCGCTAGGGGGGCTACTATTTCCCTCAGTGGTATTGACAATGCCAGTGGGTCTCTGTTTCAGAAGGCTTTGATTACTCCCTATCAAGGCAGAGAATGTAAGATTTATTTCGGTGTGATGGACAATCCTACGGATTACATCGAGATATTTTCTGGGTACATGGACCAGATGAACATTGATGAGGGTCCAGACTCTACGACTATCACCCTGACGGTAGAGAATAAGCTGGTAGCCTTGGAACGTCCTGCTGGTACTCGTTACACCTCTGCTTATCAGAAAGAGGCTTACCCCGGAGACAAAGGGCTAGACTTTGTTGCAAGCCTCCAAACCAAGAAGATCATATGGGGGGCTATCCCTGAGTGAATTATCAGCAAGAGT